GTCAAGGCAGGCAAGTCCCAGACCATGAACTCCAAGCACATTGGTGGAAACGCCGTGGATTTGGTGGCCTACGTGGACGGGAAGGTTTCCTGGGAGCTTAATTTATACGATAATATTGCAGAAGCAATGCGCCAAGCTGCGCTTGAGGTTGGACTGCCCCTACGCTGGGGCGCTGCATGGAACGTTCCCGATATCTGCAAATGGACAGGCAGCATGGAGGACGCAATGAATCACTATATTGATGAGCGCCGAAGCCAGAACCGACGCCCTTTTATTGATGCGCCCCATTTTGAGATTGCCTGATGGCCCTTGCCCGACTCTTCCTAAAACCTGGAATCGACAAACAGAACACTGAATACGGTGCGGAAGGCGGCTGGATTGACGGTGACTTCATTCGCTTTCGTTACGGCTTGCCAGAAAAGCTTGGTGGCTGGACCAAGTTCAGTAACGCTTCTTCCTATTTACTTGGTCTGGTCAGTGAAGTCCTTACTTGGAATGCCTTGGACGGCTCGCCCTATGCTGCCGTAGGCACATCACGCAAGCTGTACGCCTTTTTTGGTGGTAGCTGGGCCGACATCACCCCCATTCGAGCCACGACTACGGCAGGCGATGTGACTTTTGCCGCTTCTACCGGGTCCACAACCATCACAGTAAGCGACACGGCCCACGGGGCAACAGAGGGCGATTTTGTGACCTTCAGTGGCGTGGATGCCAGTGGTTTAGGTGGTGCGATCACGCAGGCTATTTTGCAGTCCGAGTTTGAGATCACGTCCATCATTGACGCAGACAGCTACACCATTACCTCGCCCGTTGCGGCCAATGCCTCCGATACCGGTGACGGTGGCGCAGCCGTTGTAGGCGCCTATCAAATTAACGTTGGAACGGACGTTAGCTTCTTTGACTTTGGCTGGGGCGTGGGCAGTTGGGGAGAAGGCACGTGGAATACGCCTCGCACCGCTGGCGCAGGCATCTTTCTTGGCTCCCGTGTCTGGCAGTTGGACACGTTCGGTGAAGACCTTATCTGCCAGCTCGTCAACGGGGCCATTTACCGTTGGGATACGAGCGGGGGCCTTGGCTCACGGGCCACGGCGATCAGCGGTGCCCCGACAAAAAGCACGTATGCCCTTGTTTCGACACCTGACAGGCACCTGGTTTGTTTTGGTACGGAGACGACGGTGGGGACGCCGAGCACCCAGGATCCGATGTTTGTGCGGTTCTCAAACCAAGAGGACATCAACACGTTCACCGAAACAGCGACCAATACTGCAGGCGGCCAGCGCTTGACAGACGGCAGCCGAATTGTCTCGGCGGTTCGTTCACGTGGTCAGATTCTGATCTTCACGGACACGTCCTTGCACGGTATGCAGTACGTTGGGCCACCTTACACCTTTGGATTCCAGCAGCTCGGCACGAACTGTGGCTGTATCGGGCCGCATGCGGCGGCAGACGTCAACGGGCTTGCCTTTTGGATGGGCACGGAGGCCTTTTACGTCTTTGACGGTACGGTCAAGAAGATGCCCTGCACGGTCCAGGATTTTGTGTTTAAGGACATCAACCTTACCCAAGGGACCAAGACCCATGTGGGTGTGAACTCCCAGTTTAACGAGGTCACCTGGTGGTATTGCTCGTTCACAAGCGACTTTATTGACCGATTTGTGACCTACAACTACCTTGAAAACACGTGGCACGTGGGCAGTATGCCTCGGACCGCCTGGGTGGACATTGGCACGTATGCCAAGCCTCTTGCGGCTGAATACATGCCCGAGAGCACGGAGGCCACGATTTCGACCATTTACGGCCTGACGGCCGGCCGCGCTTTAATTTACAACCAAGAAGACGGTGTGAATGGCGACGGGCAGGCCATTTTTGCTTTCATTCAATCGGGGTATTTTGATATCTCCGAGGGTGACAACATGCTGTACATGAAGCGGTTCATCCCGGACTTCAAGAACCAGGTTGGAGATCTCACGGTGAGATTATTGCTGCGTCCGTATCCTCAGGCCACAGCCAGCCCAAGCTCGTTGGATCCGTACGTTATTACGCCGACCACGCAGAAGGTGGACACCCGTGCAAGGGGGCGCCAGATCAGCTTAAAAATTGAAACCAGTGAGATTGACACCAACTGGCGCTACGGCACACTACGGGTAGATGTCCAACCGGACGGCCTCAGATGAGCAAGATCTTTAACGTCCGACTGCCCAATGCATCACCGGAGTACAACGCCCAGCAGTTTGACCAGCTTGTCCGATCGCTGGAGCAGATTGTTCTGCAGCTTAATAACACCTACACGTCCATTCCTGATCAAAACCAAGCGGCGGCAGCAGCGTGGTTCGGGGGCGGTGGAGGTGCGGCCGGGGGTGGTTTTGCTGGTTCTGTGAGGGGTTTTCAGCCAAGCACAGGGATTATGTTGCCCTACGCCATGTTGATGTCGGATCAAGACCAGCTCAACATCGGCACGACTTCTGAAAACATTGTGACCTTTGACACGCCTATTTTTGAATACGGAATCAAGGTCCAAGACCATACGGCGGTGTTTACCGGAACGATTGACGACGGCACACCCCCTGGGGCCGGGACGGTTTTGACCGTGTCAGCCGTGACGTCTGGAACGATCTTAACGGGCATGAAGATTGCCGGTACAGGCGTGACTGCTGGAACGCAGATCACGGCCCAGGTGAGTGGCACAACGGGCGGGGTCGGTGTATACACAGTAGATACATCGCAAGAAGTAGGAAGTATCACGATTACCGGAACACGGGCCTCGAAGATTCAGTTTGACTTTTCTGGTCAGTATTTGGTCACCATGCGGTTTCAGATCTCCAATCGGGACAATTCCACAGGGGAGTTTGAGATTTGGGCCAAAAACAGCGGTGTCAACTACCCGTTGAGCAATACCAGGACGGATCTTTTGGCTAGAAAAAGTGGGTCAATTTGGTCGCATGTGGTCCCCACCATTACCGGCGTTTTTACGGTCAACGACCCCACCACGGAGTACCTTGAAATGGCCTGGTGGTCTGACCGAGCGGGAGCCTTTTTGGAGCATTATTCGGCGGAAACGAGCCCTACTCGGCCGGAAATTCCGTCGGTTATCCTGACGGCAGCGTTTATTTCTGCGGAGATGTACTGATGGCCAACAAATATTTTCGCCAATATCACGCAACGGTAGCAGCCACGCCGTATACCTTGTACACAGTGCCTGCAGCCAACTCGGCCATCCTTAACTCCTTACGGGTGACCAATGCCGATTCCACGGATGCCACCCTCACTGTGACTGTCTACCCCTTGGGGGGAACCGGGTACAAGCTTCTGCGAGACATGTTTTTGCCGGTCAACGGGACAATGGACGTATTTAGTGGAATCCCGCTGGTTTTGGAGGCCACAGACGAGCTGGAGGTAGAAGCCTCCGAAGACGACGTGGTCTTTTATTTATCCTACCTTGAAGTAGACAGGAACTAGTGAAAAAGGCGATAATCTGGGCTAACTCCGCGTCCTTTCCCGGCGCGCGCCCATACGAGGCCTACAGATTAATTTGGAAAGGACACCCATGGAAGGCATTATGAACTTGCCCGCGAATATTGGCGGCGCAACTTCCCAAGACGGACTCGACTCTTTCGCACCTTTGATCGCCGCGCAACAAGCTGCGCGCGACATGGGCTATCCGCGTTTTACACGTGAATTGTTGTCTGCCGGCTCCGAGATGGACCAGGCAGAGGTTCAAGAATTCTTACAAACCATCCGTGATGCAGGCTTGACGTCGGAAGACGTGGCCCTCATGCGCCGGGTGGTGGAAGCCGTGTTCGGTGATCCAAACAACTACCCCGAGGTCCGTGCTCGGCTGCTCGCAGAAGGTGTGCCAGAAGACATCCTTCCTGAGACCTTTGACTTGGAGTTCTTTGTAGCCCTGCGTATGGCGGTGGAAGAGGCGGAGAACCTGTCCCAAGAACCACGGCCCACGGGGCAGGAAATGCCCATGGACATGCCTGTTGGTATGGCCGAGGGTGGGATTGTAGGGCTGCCGCAAATGACGCCCATTGCACGTGAGATGGCCGCAATGGGCCGTAATGGCGACACAATGCTTGCTCACATTACGCCGCAAGAGGCGATGATGTTGAAGCGCATGGGCGGCTCAGGGACCATCAACCCTTACACGGGTTTGCCTGAGTTCTTCTTAAAAGGTCTTGTTAGAGGTATTGGCAAAGCCCTTAAAGGTGTTGCTAGGGGAATTAAAAAGTTTGCAAAGAGCACGGTTGGGCGGATTGTCATATCTGTTGCGCTGGGCGCGTTTCTTGGGCCTGCAGCAGCAGGATTCATGGGCGTTTCTAGCGCGGCAGGTGTTGCCGCAATTTCTGGTGCCGTTGGTGGTTTTGGTTCTAGCCTTCTTGCCGGTGATGGCCTAAAGGCTGCGCTTCGTAACGGCTTAACAGGTGCTGTTCTTGCTGGTGGTATGGCCGGGATCACGGGTGGTGCAGAGGCATTTGCCGCTCGCCCCGAACTGCAAGCGGCTTATCAACAACAAGGCTTTTTGGGAACAGTCAAGCAGACCGCACAAAATTACTTTGGCTCGCCCGTAGATACGGCCAAGCAGATGTACGGCACGGATGCCACTCCAGCGGCTCCTGATGCGGGTGTTGGAACAGCGCAAGAGCTTGTACAAGCACAGCCTCCTGCCGCCGGCACAGGACCTCAGCCGGGTGGCTTTGGTGATTTCACGCAAGGAACACAGCCGGGAACGATGTCCTTAGAGGGCCCGGTACAGCCTAGATTGCTTAGTACAGACGGATCAATTCCTACAGCAGTTTCTGACGGGGCAGGCGGTCAAAGA